AACAATGATAATGCTATGGCCTGCTTGTCATTCAGTGTGGGATTGAACATTCAACAAATTTATCCTAAAAAATGTACAAAAAAATATACCTGTTGAAACAATAGGATGCAGTTCAGTTTAATGGCTAAACATTAGACCATGTTAAAAGATAAAATAAACGAAGTCCTAAAAAATTTCAATCTCAATTTGAGTGTTGAAGAACCTGCAAAAGTTGTGCTTTCTAAAATGATGCGCCTTGCAGATGGAACAGAAATTGGAACATCGGCTGACGATTTTGCAGAAGGTGTTGATGTCTATGTTGTAATTGAAGGCGAGCCAACAATTGCACCAGATGGCGATCACACATTGGAAGATGGACGCGTGATCAGTGTTGTAGGTGGTGTTATTACTGCCATCACTGAATCAGAAGAAGAAATGAGTGCAGACGTTGTTGCTATCGTGAGCAAACTTGCAGAGCGTGTGAACGCACTTGAAACTGCAAACGCTGCCAGCGCTGAAGCACTTAGTGCTGCAACCAAAGAAAAGGAAACTTTGGCCACCAAACTTGCAGACATAACAAGCAAATTTGAAAAGCTATCCAAGTCACAGGCTTCTTCTTCAGTAAAAGATAAGTCAACACAAGTTGCATTGTCTGCTGAAAAAACAGAAACAAAACCTGTTGCAATGATGACAATCAAAGAAAGAATTGCACACTATCGTGCAAAGGCTAATTAAGAAAAAACAGAAAAAAAAGCAAAAATAAAAAATGGCTACTACAACTTCATTGACTACAACTTACGCTGGTAAATATGCTGGCGAAGTTATCAAACCTGCATTCTTGGCCAATGAGTCAATGCAGTATTTGACCCTAAAAGAAAACATTGATTACAAACAAGTGGTTCGTCGTCTTGTTGACGATGTATCATTTGCCGCTGGCACTTGTGACTTCACACCAACAGGAACGGTCGCTTTGACTGAGCGTGTTTTGACTTTGGAAAAATTCCAAGTTCAACGCGAATTGTGTAAAAAAGATTTCTTGACTGACTGGACTGCAAACGATGCACAAAATGGCCGTCTTGCGCCTGAAATTGCACAAGCAATGATCGATAACATGCTTGGTCAAATTGCAGAGAAAAACGAAAGTTTGATCTGGACTGGTGTTAATGCAACAGCAGGTGAATACGATGGTTTCATCACATTGTTCTCTGCAGATGCAGGTGTAATTGATGTAACAGGTGCAGCAGCAATCACAACTGCAAACGTGTTTTCAAAGTTGCAAGACTTGGTTGACCAAGCACCTGATCGTGTAAAGCGTGCCACTGAAAAACCATTGATCTACATGGGTCAGGACGTTTGGGAAAAATTCATCTTTGCCAATGCAGCAGCAGGTAACGGATGGTACACTTATGCAGGTGGTGCAGTTCCACAAACATTCATGGGATTGTATGCTATTGCAGTATGCCCCGGTATGCCAGCTAACACAATGGTGCTTGCACAGAAATCAAATCTTTGGTTTGGCACAAACTTGTTGAACGATTGGAACCAAGTTGCATTGCTTGACATGGCTGACAAAGATTTGTCTGAGAACGTTCGTTTCAGTGCTAAATTCTTTGCAGGATTGCAGTATGGTTTCAGTGATGAAATCACATTGTACACTGTCTAACCTGACTTTACAATAATCTGATCAAAGGCCATCATCAAACATGGTGGCCTTTTTTCAAAATAAAAAACACACAAAACAATGGCATGTAATTTATCCGCAGGAAGACTGCTAGATTGTAAAACAGACATCGGTGGGATTCAAGAAGTTCTATTTGCTGATTGGAACATATTGAATGGTTCAATCACACTAGATGCAAATGAGCAAATCACCGACTTTGATGCAGCGACTTTGTATCGATTTGAATTGAAAGGTGGTTCAAATTCATTCAACCAAGAAATCACTGCCAATGGCGATGCAGGGACGGTCTTTGTTACACAAACATTGGTCATCCAATGGAACAATTTGACCGCAGCATATCGCAAGGAAATGGCCAATTTGATCCGCAACAGACGTTTGGTGATCTTTGTTCGTGATAATAACGACAACATTGCTGCCGTTGGTTTGGATGCTGGTGCAGAAGTTACTACTGGCACATTTGCCAATGGTGCAAATCGTGGTGATTTCAGTGGAACGATGTTGACATTCACTGCTGAATGCCGTAAACAAGCCAATTTCGTTGAGCCATTTACTGATGTTCCATTTGACAACATTCCAAACGCTACAATATCACCTGCTTACTAAGGGATTTTGAGTTAATGGTTATGAAAGGGTGGGTAGATTGCCCACCTTTTTTTTTATAAATTTACAACATGGTATATCTCGATTTCAATACTGCAAACCAAACGCGATATTTCACATTAGATGAAGGTCGGTTGTACTATGCAACGCCATTCACGCATTATTTGTTAGTGCTGATCAAAGATGGCGTATCTGTTGGAATGCAAGGCGAAAGGCTTGCACAAGTTTTGAACGTGATCAGTGAGAATACAAGATCAACAGAGGTTACATTAACTACTATTGGATTAGAAGTTGCAGGCTATTACAGGTATTTTGTTTATGGCCAAAATTCAGCAGTAAATTTGGATGAAAATAACGCTGCCGTTGTTGGATTGGTTGAACAAGGATTGGTGAATATTGGTGACAACACAAATTACTTCACGCCAACAGGAAATCAAATTGATATTGTGATAATTCCGTAAAAGAAAAATGGAAGAAAAAAAAATACAACCGAATTTTGATCGCGTTCAGTTGACGCAATATCAACCTGTTGCTGCAAGTGAACGCATTGATCGTGGTGGATACATTACCTATGGCGATGAAAACAATTATCCGCAATATTTGAAAACATTGGCAAGCACATCACCTGTGCATGGCGCATTGGTAAAAGGGATTGCCAAAATGGTTGCAGGAAAGCGATTAACGTCACCAATTGCAAGTGATGATGGAATCATTGACAAATATCGTTTGAATCGTTTAGTGCCTTCCATTGCAAATGATATCGTGTTGTATGGTGGATTCTATACTGAGTACATCAAAACACTTGATCGCACAGGTGTTGCAGCAGTGAATCATTTGCCGTTTGAGAATTGCAGGCTGGCTGCCAATGAAACAGGTGAAATCACTGGAATATTTTATTCACGCAATTGGCAGGAAACACGCAAGAAAATAAACAAACCAGAGTTTGTGCCACTGATCGATAAACAGATTGAAGGCTATGAAGATTCAGCAAGGTATGTGAAGATTTCATTCTTGGATGAATGCACATCAACATATTATCCAGAGCCATCCTACAAGTCATGTATTAATTATGTTGAAGTGGATCGCGCTGCTAGTCAATATCACGTATCCAATTTATTGAATGGATTTTTCCCACAATTGCACATGCACTTTTCTAATGGTCAACCTGATCCAGAAACAAAGGCAGCAATGAAGCGTGATATTAATGCTGAAACAGGTGCAGGCAGGGCAGGTCAAATCTTCTTTACATTTGGTGAAGCAGATCAACCATCACCACAAATTACCACGTTCCCACTGAGCGATGCAGATAAACAATACGATCAACTTGATCGCAATGCAACGCAAAAGATTTTGACTGGACATCTAGTTACAACGCCTTTATTGTTTGGTATTAAATTGTCTGGTGATGGTTTCAGTTCCAATGCAGAGGAACAGAAAGAAGGCTATCGATTATTCATGATGAACGTGGTCCAGCCAATGCAAACGCAGATCATTGATTCATTCGTGGAAACTTTGGGATTGGTTCAGCCTGAAATTGAACAAAACGAATATTTCACAAGTGATGAACCACAGGCAACAAAGGATGCACCAACAACTGATGCAGCACCTGTTGAGAATGTAGCATCACAGGCATTGAATGGTGCGCAGATTGAAAGCCTTGTGAATATTATCATGCAGGCAGCAGCACAAACATTGCCAATCAGCAGTGCAAAGGCAGTTGTTGCAGCAGGATTCCCAATGCTTACACCTGCAATGATTGACAACATATTTGGTGCGATTGTTCCCGGATCAATACCACAGGCACAGGTGTTGCGATCAATTGTTTTGTCTGCAATTGAAAAAAAAAAAGACATGACCATTGCAGATGAAGATGCGTGGTTGGAATATTTGTATGAAAAAGGTGAGCAAATTGATTTGGATGAATATGTTTTAGTGGATGAAGAAGTAATCAGCGATCATCCAAAGCCAGATGAAGAATTATCGCAGGTCAAACTATTCAAAAGATTTTCAAAGCCAAATGAAAAGTCTGAAAACGATGGTGGTTTGATCAAGGTTCGCTATAAATATTCGCAGAACATCAGTGAAAATTCACGCAGATTTTGCAAAGCAATGGTTGAAGCATCTAAGGCAGGTGTTGTATACAGGTATGAAGATATTGTGCGCATGGGTGATAGTGGTGTGAATAGTGAATTTGCTGCTGCTGGTGAAAGCACCTATTCAATATTCCTTTACAAAGGTGGTGTGAATTGCCATCACAATTGGTCACGTCAAATCTATATGCGTAAGCGTGATGGTGGTAAGTTCTTGCCCAACAAAGGCTTGAAAAATGACAAAGAAATATCCAATATGGATGCACGACGTTTAGGATTTAGCTTCAAAGATTCAGTGTATTGGATGAAGGCAAAAATGAAACCGATAAACATGCCTAATCAAGGCAGAAAAAATTGATAACCTATGGCACAAACACTTTTAATAACCGAGGATTATGTGTATCAAAACACACAGATCAATGATTCAGTCGAGGCTGCTAAAATCTATCCATACATTCGCCTTGCACAGGACAAATGGATAGAGCCATTTACTGGCACTGAACTAATGAACAAGATAAAAGCGGATGCTGCTGCTGGTACTATTGCAGGCAATTATTTAATCTTGCTTGATGAATATCTGCGTCCATTATTGGTGTGGCGCACATGCCATGAGTTGCTGCCAAACATCAATTATAAAATTGACAATGGTGCAATTGCTCAACATAACTCAGACAATACAACTTCTGTTGGTATGAGTGAAATGAATCGATTGATTGAAGATGCAAAGAACAATGCCACGTATTATGAAAAACGATTGCACGATTATTTGTGCAACAATTCTGCATTGTTTCCTGAGTATAGCACAAACACTGGTGCTGACTTATCACCGCGTTCACACTTGGGATTAAACTTTGATTTTTCAGGCAACAATACTGCAATGGGCAGACGTCAAACAAGATTAAACAGATACCTGCCATGAACAAATCACAACAGAAGATCAATGCAATCAAACTTGCAAAAGTTTTGCGCCAATATTTAGATAATAAATCACAACCAACAACAAATCCAAACAGAAAAAAAACTGATGGAACATCTAAATGAAGTCAATCAATTCTTTGCCAAATTTGGTGCAGCAATAATGAGCGCATTTGTGGCAGTTGTGGCAAAAATATCCAATGAGATTTTGATGCGCAGAAAGTTGTCATGGTTTGCATGGATTGCCATCGTATGTGTTTCTTTATTTTGGGCATGGATGGCAGGAATGTATTGCGTGTGGATGAACTATTCACCATTTGCATCTTCAATGATTGTTGGCTTGTCTACGTTGCTTGGTGAAAAAATCAATATCTATTTGGCACAGAATTACAAGTTAATATTTGAGAGAATTATTTACGTTTTCACTTCAAAAAAATGAGCAAAAAAAAACCATTCAAAGAAACAAAGTTTTGGAAATTCGTAACTGAAAAAATCAAACCAGTTGCAGGTGATGTGCTTGAAGTTGTTGGCGATGTGACGGGAATAGAGGCCATCGAAAAGGTTGGCGAATTGCTGAATGATCGCAAAGAAAATGACACACAGGTGCAGGCACTAGCAATTGAATTTGAACGCATGCGCCATGAGTTTGAAATGGACTTCCTGCGATTGGAAATGGAAACTTTCAAATTGGAAGTACAGGATCGTGAATCAGCACGCACGCGTGAGGTTGAGTATATGAAGGCCACAGGTGGCAAGCGTGATTGGTTAATGGGTGCGACCGTCATTATTGCATTGGTGATGTACATGGGTGCATTTGCCTTCCTTGCATTTGGACCGATCGTTCCTGATGCTAAGAAGGATTTGTTCAACATGGGTGTTGGGCAGGTGTTCACTTTTGCCGGGATGGCCTTTGCTTATTATCTTGGAACAACCAAACAATCAAGAATGAAGGACGAAACAATACGCCAAATCAATGAATCGCGTTAAGATCACACCTAACTTTTATCTGGATGAATTTATTGATCCATCGATATACGCCACGCGCGGTGAACGTTCCATTAATTTGATGGATTATCGCATCATAAAGTTTACGCAATGGCTTAGAGAACTAACAGGAGCGCCTATAATCGTCAATAACTGGGCAAGTGGTGGCCAGTATAAAGAAAGCGGATTGCGTAGAGCAAACACAAATACTGGTGCAAAATGGTCGCAGCATAAGTACGGGCGTGCCGTTGATTTGAAATGTTCAACCATGAAGCCGCGTGAGTTGTTTGATGTCATTCTAAAATACGAAGATTATTTAATCAAAGAGCAACTATGCACAACGATTGAAAATACATTGTTCACTCCAACATGGCTGCATTGTGATTGCAGATTCACTGGCATGGATAAAATTCTTATCGTGAATCCGTAAGCATGAATCCTAGTTGAGTTAATTTATTCACCACTGGATTGCCATCAATTATTTCATCAATGCATTTTTTTATGTGATGCAGAAATGGATCAATGTCAAATTCTATTTGATCCATAGCGTAATAGCAACCAATCTGTGATCTGGAGTTTTGATGTATTATAAAGTAATAGTGATATGTGCGCACGCTATCATCGTAATCATTCATAAACACTTTTGCTTCATATTTAATTTGACGATATTGGTCAGTCTTGGTAAATGTTTTTGTTCTCATTTGTTTTATTTTGTAAACTTCATTAATCCATTAGCGCACATTTGTATGGAGCGCGCGCGTTCTTCCAATGATGATATTTGTTTACTGATCGTTTTAGGATCACGTGTTATGTAATATCCATC